GACCTGATCCTGCAGTTGCAGAAAGGTCTTCGCGGTTGAAGGCGATGCGAACTATGTAACGCCAGTCGCGCACATGCAGACCGCAATCCCATTTGTAATGGGTGCGATAGGCTTCGTAGCGACCGCCCTGGTGTGCGCCGGCGCCGGCATACTCGCCAGCGTTTTCGACAGTCACCTGGCCTTTGTCATTCATCTGCAGGCCGCCTTTGCTGCCCTTTGGATAAATACCATGCACAGTGTTCGGGCCCCACACGATCAGCCAGATAGAGCTGTTCTCGGCTGCGCCGTCTGGTGCTGTTTCAGTCAGGCCGCTGCCAGTCACGATGTTGCCGCCGTTCTCTGCAGACAGACTATTGAATCTTGGCGCCAGACCAGTGAAGGCCTCTGGCTCGGTTGACTCGTTGCCATAGAACAGTGTGCTGGAAAATTCCTGGTTCATGCCCTCGATGTGAGCGCGGTCTTCAGAAAGCCTGAATGCAGCAGTGTTGCCATTCAAGTCGGCCAGCGCCTTGTCGACTTCTGCATAGGCTTCAAGCATGCCGCAGCTGTCAGTGACCTGCACGGTACGAGACTTCGATGGCTGAACGCCGCCATACAGCTTGCGCCAGGTTGGAATCGGTAAGCCGGAGCGGATAGTCCCTCTGTGACCGGTTGGCAGATTGCCTTCGATCCAGACCATGTCGTCCAGAATTTCATTTGTTTGTGAAAGCAGTTCCGCGATTGTCGCGATCTTGCCATCGGGATCCATCCGCTTGGTTACATCAAGCAGGGTAGGATGTGTTGCAGCTAAAGTAGCCATGTGTCACCCCTTATTGCATAGTTGGATAAAGAATTTGCTCCGGCGTTCTGGACGCAGCAGAAGTTGCAGCGCCAACATGGAGCGTGTCGTCTAGCAAGGCTTTTCCAATCCGATGCGCGAACCTGACAAGCGCCGGGTTGTTGGTCATCCCGGTTTCTTCAAGTACCTGCATAAGACTTTCATCGCCAAAGGTGGAAATCGCCTTGCGAGCGACGGCAAGTGACTGCTGCAGGTTGTCCCCGCCCAGCTCTTTATCCGTTTTGATCTCTTCCACCCACTGTTTGCATGTCTCTGCCCATGTTTCCTGCAGGGTTGAAACGGTAGATTCCTGCGCCTTCTGGACCAGCTTGGCTCCAAAATCCGCATACTTCTGCGCTTCTGCCTGTGGCAGGTCATGCTCTTTTGCCAGTGCCTGGAACTCGTCGAGTATTTCCTGATCAAGGTCCATGCCTTCCGGCATCGTGAAGGGCTCGTATTGCTCAGGCGCGCCCTGCACTTCTTGCTCTTCACCTTCCGGTGAATCGCCTTTCGCATCCGCTCCCGCGAGTGCTACTTCTTGGCCGGTGTCAGTGGGTTCTTGACCGGTCAACAAAGATTCTGCCGGCAGTTCGCCAGCGGCTTCAGGTGTTGCTTGTGCGGCTTCTTCAGACATCGCTCTGCATTTCCTGCATCATCAAAAATGTTTCTTTCAGCGCCAGCTGGTGACATTCCCCCAGCATTCGCACCCCTACACTTCGCACCCCTTCAAGGAATGCCATTTCTGAATTAGGCCGGAAGGTTGTTCTGTACACTCCGGTCTGCTCCAGTTGTCGCCACATGAAGCGCCGGAACTGCGGGTGCTTCATTAGCCACTTGAAATCCTCTTCTCTCTGCTGCTTCTTGAGTTGGCCGGCCTTGTTCTGTTGCTCAAGTGCGGCATCAAGATCAAACGGATCGAGCGGGTCTTTCATTGCTGCACCCTACCGCCGGCAAAATTGAGTAATGGGACGATCACGAATAACCCTGCAGGCCTTGCATCAGCGTGTTCAGTGCAGTGCCTTCTTCTGCTGTAGTGGCGCCAGCCTTCTGCATTGCGCTGGCCATCTGATCCATTGGCTGCGCCATTTGCGCCATTTGCGCCATCTGTTCTTGCTGCGCCTGCTTCTGCTGCCTGCCTGCCCGTATCTCTGCAACCGCTTCATCACTGCGGACAATGGCCGGATCCACGCCAAGCATGTCGGCATACACATCGATTGCCTGGTCAACATCGAGCTTGTCCAGTGCATCAGGACTGAGTTGCGCCATCTGGCCGGTGAATGTGCCGAAGCGCTCGATTGATCCGAGGCCCAGCTGCTTCTGCGCTTGCGCCAGTGTTGAAATGAAGTCGACCTTCAGGTCCATTTCCTTCAGTTCTTTTGGCGCCGGCGGTAATAGCGGGCCAGATGAAGTGACAGCCTGGGTGACGGCATCGAAGACAATGTCGATCAGCGGCTCGATCAGTTCGTTATGCAGGCGCTCCAGCACCGGGCCCAGCATCAGCATCTTCTCTTCGTGCCGCTCGTTTATTTCCCGCGCGGTCACGCCAGATCGATTGTCGTTGGCCATCATCAGGAACAGGTCGCTGAAGAAGATAGACTCGACCTGGCTGCGGGCATCAACGATGTCCTGTCCCAGTTCACGGATGTCCAGCTGCACATCGAACGCGGACTGGATCTTGCCGCTTGTGCTCATGTCTACATAACTGATCCCGCCCGGGAGCGTATTCACTTCCATGGTGCGGTAGCCTGCAGGCATCTGCAGCGGAGGGTTTGTCTTGTAGTCAATGGCTTGCGCCTTGCGCAGGTCCATGTGTTGCAGCTTCTTGATCGGGCCCATGGCTTCATGTGCCGGCCCTGTTCCATACACATCGCCGCCGCTCGTTACCCAGCGCGGGCAAAGGAACGGGAACTGGTCATAGCCTGACTCGCGCAGGACCTTGCCTTTGTCGTTGGCGCCTGACTCGAAGTACACAGACAGCCAGCGCTTGTTCTTGGCATTAGGGTTCTTTACATCCCGCAGGTCACGCGGCATCACGACATGCGTAATAGGGATCCATTGGTCATAGTTGCCGCGCAGGTAGGCGGACTTTACATTCTCGCTGCAGTTCTCCAGCCCGAACTCGCGGGCTATCTGCTCGACAGTCGCCTCATACTCTCTGGCGATTGTGTTCACATTGCCCTTTGCATCCTGGGCGATGGCGTACTCACCCCATGTCAGCGCGTGCGAATGGATCAGACTGTCAAAGTCACGGCACACATAAGCCGACGCGGTACCGAAAGCGCCAAGCTCTTCGTACATGGAATGCAGCGTCCGGTATAAGCCGGTGCGGGCAAACACCATCCGCATGACCTTGGCGGTCTTGTCCAGCCACAGCCTGACAGGGTCGAACTCCATCAGTGCTGGATCTGGCGTGGCCAGCCTGAACCAAGGACGCGCCGGCGATGTCATGCCAGCCATCATCCCGGCAGCCAGTACCCGGTTAGACTTGATTGCTGTGTTGTCGTACACACTACCGAAACGGTTTTCGCCCTTGTTCCTGTCAGACAGATCGAACCGGCCAGCCCTCGGCAGAACATACTGCGCGCACAGTTTTGCCCGCGCGTCCCAGGATGTCCGCTCGTTATATAGCGCGGTCTTGCGCTTCTTCAGGCGCTCGGTGTCGATCACTTGCCACCTAGAATGCTGGCAATGCCTAGCAGTTTGTTTCTGCCGAAGTTCATGCGCGCCTTTTCAATGCCGTCGTCGCCAGTCAGATTGGTTTCATCAGATAATCCAGCGTTTTTTCTTTTTGCGTTCATGCGCCCCCCCCCTTGGCTGTCGGGTTTCAAGGCCGGCGCTTTTGCCGGGGTTGTGCTGCACATCACTTTCCACCCAGCAGCGACACGCCGCCGATGTTCTTCTTCAGCTTGTCGTCAGTTACACCCTGGTTGCCAGTCAGCATTGACTCGCCCGGCCTTGCTGGCCCGCCCATGCCGCGTCTGTTGTTGCGGCGCTTGTCTGTTTCCTGCACCTCAACAGCTTCCTGCACGGACTTTTGTGCCTGCGGTGGCGGCGGCGGTGGTGGCGGAGCGATTGGCTTGGGTGCTTTTGGTTTTTTACCGAGACACATGGATCAGCCCCCCAACAAACCGGAGCCGCCAAGGTTCAGCTGGCTCGCCTTTCGGCTTTTTCTTTACATCGGCCATGACAGCCCTCTGAAGTTAAAGTGACTTCAGCGGATCATAGGCAGTGCGATTCTGTGAAATGGGACGAACACTCTGGCGCTTGGCCACTGGGTGCGCGAATGACAGGACCAGCGCGTCGGCCTTGTTGGGCGACGGTAATCCGCGCGACTTCATATCCTTCTTCGACTCCAGCTGGATCACGCCGTCAGCCCTTGGCACTGTCTCGACCGATGTCAGCTCGTCCTGCAGTTCCGGGTCCTTGGGTATGCAGCCACCCTGCTGCAGCCATTCCTTTGCCAGCCCCCACATTTCTGCACGCTTGTTCAGATAGCCGGGCCGGCCTGACTTCTCTCCGAACCAGACCAGTGTCCAGTTGCGGTGCATGGTCCTGCCTGCGGATACAATGCCGGTGCCATAGCCGCCATCCACAAAAACAGCATCAGCATGGTGCTCGTCCTCCAGCTGGCCAAGGATGTTGGCAATCATGATGTCGTTGTCATTCTTGGGGATTGTGCGCAGGATATGGAACGCCAGCCCTTGTCGCTTGGCAATAACCAGCAGATCATCGCCTTCCCATGCAGGATCACAGGTCAGCACCACCGGCGCGAAGTTGTACTGTGCTGGCTGGATCTCACGACCATATGCCGCATCCACCACTTCAGATGGTATGAATTGCTTGGCAGACATTGTCGGGAAGATCCCGCGCACACGGACTTTCACGAAGTCGCTGTCCTCGCCATAGTCTTCGACCCAGCGCGCCATCAGTTCCTTGTTGGTCCCTTCCACTGTCCGGCTGTCGATCTGCCAGCACTGCCACCGGTGGCGGTATTTGCGGAAGCACTCGCGGAACCGACCGCTATTCCGTGTCGGGTTGCCCAGTACCAGCCAGATGATCTCGGTGCGCTCATCGGTCAGTGCGCCTTCAGCCACTTCCCACACCTTGTCGGCAATAGCTGACGCCTCATCCATGACCAGCAGGATGCGCTTGCCCTGGTTGTGCAGGCCGGCAAAGGCTTCCGTGTTGTGCTCGGACCAGGTGATGGCGTCTGCCCGCCAGCTCTTGTCATGGCCGTCGTCCGTGCTGGATACGCTTGTCGCCGCCACACTGAACCACTTGTTGATCCCCAGCCGGAACCACTTGGCAATCTCTGGCCATGTCTTGGTGGCCAACTGCTGCGCCGTGTTGGCCGTCACCACCACCTTGCAGTCTTCGCAGGTGTCCATGGCCCACTTGACCAGCATCGACACAAGGCCGGACTTGCCGATACCGTGGCCGCTGGATATGGCTATCTGGCACGGCTGGTAGCGCGTGGAAGGATCAGACAGGTGGCTGGCTATATGGCGCATCACATCCCGCTGCCATTGCCTTGGCCCGTCATGGCCATCCAGTTCGCCAGCGCCCCATTGATAGCAATACAGGGCATGCCCTTCCGGATCATGCGTAAAGCCAGCGATGTCCTCGATCAGTTCAATCTCGGCCTGATTTTGCCCGCTCACGCGCTGCCCTCACCAGGTCGGCAATGCCGGTATCCAGCTTGCCATCAATCTCCAGTTTGTCGCCGTACTTCTTGGGCGCCCATTTGCCCAGCAGGCGCAGTCTTGAATCGATGCGGAGCCGTTTATGCTGCACATCCCCGCCGTCAGTGGCGCCGGTCATCGGGTTAATGCCGGGCGGCTCGTCAGCAATCTGGATGCACTCGTCCGCAATAGCGTCGTGTCCGATGCTATACGCGCGCGCGGAACGGGCAGAAAGACCGTCCACATCATCAATCACCCAGCTCCTGAATGTAGATGCAGGAGGCAGATTGGGGTCTTCTTTGCAAATCGATGCGAGTGATTTTCCTTCTGCGATCTTCGCCAGGATAGTGTCAGCCGCCTCCCGTGTGTATGTGTGCGGCCTTCCTGTCCGTATCTTCAATCTATCCTTTGCTGCTTTTGGCAGCCCTGTTCGTATTGTTGTGCCGGCACTCTTTGGCGCTTCCTGTTTTTTTGGGGCCTGCATTGCTTTCTTGGCAGGTTTCTTGGGTTCCGGTTTTTTCTTGGCTGTCATACGGCGTCCTCATAGATCGATAACCTCTCGGACCAGACATAGGGATGGCTGTGCCCGCTGGCTATGTTGTGCACCGTGCTCTTGGGTAGCCCGCACATCCTGGCAACATGCCGGATATGCAGCCCCAGCTGCACAGCGATACGGATTGAAACAACATCATCGGCAGTCAATCGTGACCTCCCGCCTGTTCTGGTTTTGACTTGCATGGTTTCCCCCTCCATTCAAGTTTCCGCTTGTCGGTGGCGCACGAAACACACCACCCCCCCACAACGACCAGTGTCATGCCCCCGCAGTTTGTACACTCGGTCTGTTTTCTCTCTACCAGCAACTGCAGGCAGGGCCGGCACAGCGGCACCCTGGCCTCCGGTGCAGGCATGTCCTCCCTCTCCTGCTGGCAGGCTGCGCAGATCACTGGACCTCCAGGTATTCGGTGATTGTTTCCTTGGCATGGAGCCAGCCCCAGCAGATGACAGCGGCGTAACCCATCCCGCCCATACGGTCCAGCCACTCGATCTGCTCTCTGGTTGGCTTGCCTGGCTTGTTGCCGGCGGTTGCTGGCGCCTTGAGTTCTATCCACAGGCCGTGCATGGTTCCACGCGGAACAGGCAAGAACAGGTCAGACACCCCGGCCTTTACGCCCTGGCCTTTCAGTTTTGCTGCCATGCGCGGATCTCGATGCCCGCCGTTAGGGATATGAAACAGGTAGTCGCCCACCTTTAGCCCGCCGGCGGTTGCCCAGCTGGCCCACTGGATCAGGCTGCGCTGGTGCATTTCCTCGATCGGCTTCACAGTGCAGCCACAACAACCAAAGTTATCGCGATACAGCACAGCGTGAAGGCTGCCGATGTCGCTGCCCTGCGCTTTGCAGACCCGTTACCGATATAAACATCAGCCTTGGCGCTGTCCTGTTTGCCTGGCTCGCACATAAGGCATGGCGTCCCGACAGGCTTCAGCACATTGTTGCAGTCGTCGCACCACTCATAGTGCGGCAGGGGTTTCATTGTCATGCGGCCTCCTTCAGCCTTTGCCTGACCAGCTCCAGCAGCTGGTGCTCGGTTCCAAATGTCTGGATGAATGCGTTGCGGCTTCCGTGGATCGACGGAACCTTCAGCCCGGCAGTGCCTCGGTGATGCGCTGGGCATAACGGGATGGTTTCGTGATGGCTTGCGCGCTGGCCTTTGCCGACGCCGGCCCGAATGTGGTGGATCTCTGCAGGCGTCCCTTCATAGCCCATCAGACTGCAGGCAATGCAGCCCTGGTCAGCCACTCTAGACAGGTGTGCGCGTTCTGCCTTGGTCATGCTGCCTGCCCTTCTGTCTTGCGCATCAGGTCCGCATAGGCGTCGTCCATGGTTTCGCCTTCGCCCTTGCGTAGATCCTTGATGACCCCGCGCCAGTTGCAGCGGAAGCAAGACCAGATCCCGAAGCTGTTGCGCATCCACACAAACCACTGGCCTTTCACTTTTGCCTTGCGGCGCATGAAACTCGCTTGGTCGGTCATGCCACCTGTCTCCTTGCCAGTTCTTCGTACTCGCCGTGCACTGGCAGCAGGCACCCGATGCTAGACGCATACCGGTCCACCTTGCCCATGAAGTCGTGCATTTCACCCTTGGTGTAATCGCGCAGGCTTTTCAGGTAAGTGGTTTCAACCCATGTGACTGGGCTAGGCCTGGTGATGCGGATGCCGTACTGGCGCTTCAGCTCGGTCTTCAGGTCTTCTTCTGTGAAGTCATAACCTGGCTGGTGTCGATTGACATGGTCGGCCAGCGCCCGGAACCAGACATGGACCAGTGACAGCTGGCCTTGTGATTTCATCTTGCCGTCTTGCCACTTGACCAGCAGCGGCTTTTCCCAGTCCCAGTTCTTGCGGATGTGGTCAGCAAACGCCTCGAACATTGCAGGAGTTCTGCACAGCCATCCTTCGCTCATGCAAACAACTCCGCCTGTGCCGGCGTGACCATCAGCCAGTTGACCTGCTTCCCAGTGATAGGGCACTGCTTCAGGTATCCGGTTTCGACGATCCGCCCATCCTTGAGCAGCTTGTTGACCCTGGCCGATACTGTGCTGGTTTCCATGCCAAGGGACTCAGCCACCATCCTGCGAGTGCAGCGGCCCTGTCTGGTAATTTCAGCCTCGACCCTGCCTGCCTGGTCAAGCTCCCTGCTTCCAATAATGTGGCCGTGGTATGCGTCCAGCGATGCGGACCTGATTGCGTGAAGTGCGCTCATGCTCTGGCCTCCTTTCGCATCATGAACTCGATCTGCTCTTCAAGTTCCATGCGCCTGATCTGTTCGTTACGAGTTATTGCCGGTCGACTTGCGTCTACCCCGCTGAAATCTTCAATCAGGCCACGCAGCATGGAGCGACCTCGCTCCTTGTCGGCTGCTTTTTCCTCGGGCGTGACCAGTTTTCCACTGTTGTCCTCCAGCCATGCTGGCATCGGTGCAGCACCAGGGAATGGCTCGCCGCTCAGTGCCATGTCGCACGCTCGTTTGTACGCATGCTCGAACCTTGGCCTGGTGATTTCCTCCGACTCGTTTGCCATGTCGTATGACCCGACCAGCGATGCCGCATACCTGACGGCATCATGGCTCCACGGCTTGCGGCTTGACGGGTGTGCGTTCATGGCCGCCTCGTGGTATGCGTCGCGCAGTGATGGCAGGCCGAGGTCTGTTGCTGTCGGCGTACACATCGCAATGAACTCTGGCAAGTCAGGGCAAAAACCCTTTCGGATGTTGGCTGCGTGAATGCCGTAATCGATCTGCCTTGGGGTCAGCCCTGCGTCGATGAACCCGACAGCCCACACGCTGATCCCGGCCTTAACCAGTTCCGGTGTCGGGTACATGCTCGAAAATGCGTGGGGCCGCGCCAGCTGCAGCGCCTTGAAGACCTCCTTGGCCTTGCTCCTGGCTTTTTCCAGTCGGTCCTGAGTCGGTTCCGAATAGGTACCCGGCAACGACCTCAACCCTGGTTCTAGGCTTGGTATTAGCGTGTTGATGTGCTGCATTGCTCACCCCTTGCTGGCTTGCCAGCTTGATGAATTGGTCGATTTTCCCTGCGTCCCGAAGGATCAATCCGATGTCGTCGAACACTGTTCCCCTGTCGTTCATGCCCATGTGCCACTCGGATCTTGCGCATCCGTCGATGGCGGTCATCAGGTCTTCCGGTGTGTACCCAAGGCCAATGGCTTTGCCGATCAGGTCTGATCGCTTTCGGTCTAGCTGGGCTTTCGGGTGATTCATTCGGGATCGCCAGTGGTCGAAAACCACAGCTGCGTCGACGGAAGTCGACAAGTGTTTTTTGTTTTTACATATTGGTTCTTGGTTATTGGTTATTGGTTCTTGGTTCTTGGTTGGCTTTTTTTCTGAAACCATTTGGGTTTCTAAAGAAAAACCATCTGGGTTTTCTGAATTAACCGCTTCGGTTTTGTAAGTCCTTGGTCTGCCTCCTTTTTTTCCGTGCTCGCGGTTTTTTTCTGCTCTCGCCTGATACTCTGCAATTTCTTCGTCGGCTCGTTTGTTTTTCCAGCCTTCGTCAGTAAGAATAAAAAACTCTGACAAAATTGTTTCAACTGCCGCCTTTTCTGTCTTGCTGCTGGCGCGGATCAGCCTGCAGATAGCCGCGCTTTCTTTAGGCATGTTGCCGTCTGTTTTGTAATACAGGCGCAGTATCCTGGTGTAGGCCATATCCTCGACCCAATCCAGGTGCGCTGTCGCGCTGTCGTAATCTCCAATGTGATGCCGGTATATGTGCATCAATCCTCCCATTCCAGCCCGTTAGGCCGCAGGACATCCGACCGCCGCGCCAGAATGCGCAGGGCCTCGATCTCGGCTTCCGGGTAACAGTGCATGTCGATCGGGACAGGCTTCAGCCCGCAGGCAGCCATCAGACTGGCCAGCTTGTCGAGCTCGCCCTCCTTCATCCGGCTGACCGTGGACTCAGACACGCCCATGAAATTGGCAGCAACCGCCTGACCTGTCCCTGACAGCGCCTTCAGAAGAATTTGGTGATTCTTCCGTGACCTCTCGGGGAAACTCAGGGATGCTGTAATCATGTCAAGCAGCCCTGCCGCGCTTTGCTGGCGGCTCGCCAAAGACATCTGGCCTCAGGTCGTAACGCGTGACGGTTGCTCCTGTAGCGGATTCAATGGCTATGCAGCGCTCTGCTGGAACAGGCTTCTTCCCGCTGACCATGTCGTTGACGAACGCACTGGACACGCCGATAGCCCTGGCAAGAGCAGCCTGGCTGCCAACAGAGTCAATGGCCTTCTGGATAATCTGATTCATAAATCACCTCCATGAACAGATTATTAACTTATGGCTACTAATGTCAATAGCCGTAAAGCAATTAACTTTCAGCTAAGGTGCCTGTATGGAAAAAAAGCTGTTTGCAGATAGATTCAAGATTGCTGTATCTGAATCCGGCGTTGCTGATACGCAGGAGGCGCTTGGGCGCCTGCTAGGTGTTAGCCCGGTTATGATCTGGAGTTATCGGTCAGGGGAGAAAATGCCAAGGATGTCAACGGCAGCCAGGATGGCGGAGGCTCTAGGGGTAAATGTAAATTGGCTGCTTACCGGGCAGGGATCAATGAAACCAGAGCCGCTCACGCCGGAAAACTGGCTGAAGGACATCGAGTTTGAGAACAATGTCGGCCCTGGGCCAAAACTAAGAAAGCCGATCCCGTTGATAAGCTGGGTAAAGGCAGGCGACCTGTGCGAAGCGGAAGATCCTTACCAGCCGGGGGATGCGGACGAATGGCTGGATTGCCCTTTTGACCACAGCCCCAGTGCCTTCTGCCTGCGGGTCGTGGGCGATTCAATGATGCCGGAATACCGGGAAGGCGAGGTGATCCTGGTCGATCCTGCCTTGTGCGCCAATCATGGGGATGATGTGATTGTCAGGACGCCAGAAGGCAAGGCCACATTCAAGCGCCTGCATGACACGCCGGACGGAAAGTATCTGATTGCCATTAACCCAGCTCACCCAGACAGGATCATAAAGGTGCCAGAAGGGACGCATATCTGCGGGGTTGTGACCGGGAGCTGGATGCAGCGCCGGCGATGAATTAAAATTACAGCGCCGACAGGATGTCAGCCACTGGGCGACAGGAAGTCAGGCGAAAGCGACACCTGCCCAGTGGTGTGACAGTAGGAGAGACTACGCCACCCCTTTTTCTCTTTGTTCGTAATATCGTGTGCGGCCTTCTTCTTCCACTGCCTTGGCTATAATGCTCAAAGGGTGCATTGCAGCAAGAGCGATCATTCCAGAAAACCCCTCCCTTCTGAAATCATCCAGAAACCACATAACACCCCATGACCCGAACCCAACAAAAATAAGGCAGAAAAGCAGCCCCATCCAGTCGAGCACTGGAAGATGCCCGTTGCCAAGCCGCCTTGAGTTCAGTCTGGCATATATCTTTTCCGGGCAGTAAGCGGCCTGCCAAAACCAGGCGAATGCGCAGACAAAAGAAACAATAGTTACTGCTGCGGCCAGTATTTTCACAAGACCCCCGTTGCTTAGGATTCGAGCAATCCAATCCTGCCAGATTGCGCCCATTAAAAAAATTAACTATTGGCTATTGACAGGGATATTAACTATCGGCTACTGTTCTCCCATCGCCTTCGGGCAACAACAGGAGAGCAACATGGCAACACGGTTCCCCATCCAGTCCAGAGTGCTGGACCATACGGTCATCCTGACCCCTAACGCATACGGCGACTTCTGGCGCTGCAAAGTGCTAGACGAAAACCTGACCTTCTTTGGCCGCACGCCTTTCGAGTGCGCATACAAAGCATTCCTGCATCTTGGAGGTGATGTATGAAGATCGACTTCCTTTCCACGCTTAGAGCTGCTCACCCCGACTCACTGTATGCGGCTGCATACGGATGCGCCAGGGCGCTGCTGGTGACTGGCTTTGACACTACTGAACTTGCCAGCGACCTCGACAAAGCACTGAAACAAGTATCGGACGAAAACCTGCAGGCTGCGATCAAGGCAGCAAAGGAGGCCGCATGACGCAGATCGAAGTGCGGGTATGCGGCATCCCTGCTATTGCAAAACTGACGCACTTCCATGAACAAAAACCGCTTGGCCGGTGGTGCGACAGCAGGGAGGACTGCTACGGGTATATCGACATGGAGTTTGATATTTGCGACAGGAGAGGCCGCAGAGCCGAGTGGCTCGAAAACAAGATGACGGACGCGGACTGGGCTGCGGTTGAAAAACAGATACTGGAGGCAAGACATGACTAATGTAATCAAGACAGCTGACAACCAGCTGGCCATGCAAGAACGCGAGCAGCTTATCAATGTGCTCTCTAACAGTCTTTACCCTGGCGCTTCGCGCGGCAGCATTGAGCTTGTGCTCGGATACTGCCAGGCAGCAGGCCTTGACCCACTGCAAAAGCCTGTCCATATCGTGCCAATGTATGACAGCAAGGCCGGCAAGATGCGCGATGTAGTGATGCCGGGGATCAATTTGTACCGCATTCAGGCAAGCAGATCAGGCGAATGCGCCGGCGTGTCAGAGCCAGAGTTCGGGCCGGATGTTGTTGATGCCGTGGTTGGTGGCGCATTGATTACCTACCCGCAATGGTGCCGCGTGACTGTGAAGCGGATGATGCCAAACGGAATGATCGTGGACTTTACCGCGAAAGAATTATGGATTGAAAACTATGCGCAGAAAGGCGGGAAGGAGAAATCTACAGCGCCAAATGCCATGTGGACGAAAAGGCCTTATGGGCAGATTGCCAAGTGCGCAGAAGCACAGGCATTCCGCAAGGCTTTCCCTGAGCTGGCTAGTGCATATACCGCTGAAGAAATGGAAGGGAAGCCAATGATGGATCAGGGTTTGCCAGACGGCCCAATCGAATCAGCTGAATACACGGCGTTTGAGTCTGAACATCTGCAGGCTATGCGCGAGTCGGCACTGGACGGCATGCCTGCATTAACAGCGTCATTCCAGCAGCTGCCATCTGGCCCATTAAAAACACAGTTCTGGACCAAGCACGGCCCTGCACTCAAGCAGGCAGCCGAGCAAGCCATCGTTATACAAGGAGAAGATCATGCAGCAGCGCAGTGACGAGTGGTTCCAGGCACGCCTGGGCAAAGTGACGGCCAGCAAAGTGTCCGATGTTATGGCCAAGACCAAGACAGGTCCTGCAGCCAGCCGACAGAATTACATGATGCAGTTGCTGTGCGAAAGATTGACCGGGAAAAAGGAAGATACATACCAGAGCGACGCCATGCGCCGTGGCGAAGAGCTTGAGCCTGCAGCGCGTACAGTGTACGAAGCTGAAATGGGTCTGCTGGTTGTTGAGACCGGGCTGATCGCTCACCCTGAAATCGAGCACTTTGCCGCCAGCCCTGACGGCCTGATCGATGTAGATGGCATGCTGGAAATCAAATGCCCGAACACAGCAACGCATATCCAGTTCATTCAGTCACTGAAGCCGGAAGGGAAATACCAGTGGCAGATGCTGTGCCAGATGGCATGCGCAGGCAGGGACTGGGTGGACTTCGTGTCTTTCGATGATCGTTTGCCGCCTGCCCTGCAGTACCAGCAGATCAGATTCTACAGGGATGAAGGCAGGATCAAGGAAATGGAGGCCGAGGTCCGCCGATTCCTTGATGAACTGGCTGAACTTGAATACGACATGCGCAACAAAATGGAGGCAGCATGAGCAACGACCTTAATTCATGCAATTTTATCGGGCGCCTTGGCGCTGATCCAGAAACGAGATACACGGCTGACGGAAGCGCGGTAACAAACTTCCGCCTGGCTGTCGGCTGGAAATCGAAAGACAAGGAAGGCGCTGAATGGGTATCCATTGTCACCTTCGGAAAGCTGGCAGAAATCTGCAGCCAGTACCTGAAGAAAGGAAGCCAGGTATTTATATCAGGCAGGATCAGGACCAGAAAATGGCAGGATCAATCAGGCGCTGACAGGTACACCACCGAGATCGTGGCAAACCAGATGCAGATGCTGGGAGGTCGAGGCGGCAATGAAGGCGAACAGCCAAGCGGTGAACGAAGCTACAACGCTAACGGAACACTGCCGCAGCAGCCAGAGCCTGACCATGACCCGTTCAATGACGACATCCCATTCTGAGGTAGCAAATCATGACGAACAGCACAAACAACCTGACAGCGATTCCGCTGTCGAAACTGGAACGCCACCCCGACAATGTGCGCAAGACTGCAGCCACAGGCATCGCCGAGCTCGCTGCAAGCATTGAGCGGGACGGCCTGCTGCAGAACCTGACCGTGGTCGATGGCACATACAACAAGGGCAAGCACTGGGTCATTGCAGGCGGTCGCCGTCTGGCTGCCCTGCAGCTGCTGGCCAAGCAGAAGAAGGTGGCGGCTGATTATCTGGTACCGGTGCGAGTGATCGATCCGGCTGATGCCGAAGCGGTATCGCTGACCGAGAACCAGATGCGCGAAGCCATGCACCCGATCGACCAATTCAACGCCTTCAAGGCGATGGTCGACGCCGGCGCACCGATCGCGGATGTGTCTGCCCGTTTCGGTGTCACCGAGGCTTTCGTCAAGCAGCGCCTCAAGCTGGCCAGCGTGGCGCCGAAGCTGCTCGACGAGTACCGCGACGGATCGATGACGCTCGAGCAACTGCAGGCGTTCAGCGTGACCGATGACCATGACAAGCAGGTAGAGGTTTGGGACGAAATCAAGGGCCAGCGCTGGGGCAACGATGCAGACGACATCCGCGCCAGCCTGCTGGATGGCGCAGTCGAGGCCAGCGACAAGCGGCTGAAGTTCGTGGGCAAGACCAACTACCAGAAGGCAGGCGGGGCGATCATCGCCGCCGATCTGTTCAGCGATGACGCCACCGAAACGGTGTCGGACCCTGAGCTGCTGGAACGGCTGGCGTTGGAAAAGCTGCAGAAGCAGGCCGCGAAGATCCAGAAGGATGAAGGTCTGGCCTGGTGCGATGTCGTGGTCAACCTGAGCTGGAACCAGAAGCAGGAGTACAGCAAAGCGCCGAGCGTCATGCGGGAAATGACCGAGGCCGAGGCCAAGCTGCATGCCGAGCTCGAAGCCAAGCTGGATGCGCTGCAGAAGCAACTGGACGCCATGCACGAGTCAGACGACTACGACTACGAACAGGAAGAACTGCTGATCGCTGAAATGGAACCGCTCGAAGAACGGCGGGACGCGATCGACGAGGCCTGCACCGTGCCGCACCCTGATGCGCTCGAGTACGCCGGCGCAATCGTCACGATCGACGGCAGGGGCAAAATCGACATCATCCGCAACCAGATCAGGCAGGCCGATCTGAAAAAGCTGAAGCCGATCAACCAGCAGCCTGGCAAGCAAGCCGGTACCGGAACCAGCGACGAGCCAGCACCGGCCGCAGCCAGTGGCCACAGCGAAAAGCTGATCCGGCGCATGACAGCCCACAAGACGATGATCCTGCGCAACGCCATGGCCTGCTCGTCGACCGGTGAAATGGCGCTGGTGACGACCGTATTCCACATGCTGGCCGAAGACCTGGACATGACGATAGAGGGCTGCATGACGATGCACAGTCGCCAGATCAACCGGCTGGAATCGCTGGCTGATGACATCGACAGCAGCCGAGCCGCACAGCAGATCGCGGTCAGGGAATGCGAAGTCCTTGAGCCGATCAGGAACCTGCTGGAGGCCGCAGACTCGCGTGGCGATGATCTGGGCGATGTCCTGTTCCGCTACCTTTCGCCACTGCCAGTGCCGGACCTGCTGGCGATCCTGTCTGTGTGCGTTGCCAACAGGCTGGATGTTGTAGTCGGACGCGAAGGCGATGGCGGGAAGTCGCACCTGGTAGCCAAGCACATGCGCGTCGAGAAGCTGATCCCGAACTACTGGAAGGCGACCCGCGCCAACTACCTCGACCATGTATCGCGCCAGCAGATCATTGCAGCAGTGCAAGAGGCTGTCACCATCGAGGCATCCGAGCCGCTTTTCCCGATGAAAAAGGCCGAGGCTGCCGAGTACGCCGAGGGCATGCTGGTCGCCAGCGACTGGCTGCCATCGCCTATGAGGGCTCTGTGATGACCACACAACACACACCAGATCCGTGGTATTGCATGGAGTTTGAGGATAGCGGAGAACATATGATTCTGCGCGATATAGACAAACATGGAAATACCGTAGTTGGATATACAACTGAAGAAGCCAACGCCCGCCGCATCGTGGCATGCGTGAATGCGTGTGCTGGGATGTCTACGGCATTTTTAGAGCAAGGCAAGACACACATCCCTATT